CTATGGGTTAAATCATGGAGCCTGAGTGGGGAATCCAGGCCACGACCAGTTTGAAAGGAGAAAGAAATGGATATGGAAACACAGGTATTGCAAGCGTTAGCAAGGGGATATTGCTCACCTAAAAACTCTGGTAAAATTGTTGACCCTGATTTAATCGCGGCTATGGCAAAAGAAATTATAGAATCGTTTTCTCCATCACGGGAATCTATTTCATCTAATGCAAAACTTTTCAGCCTTGAGAAGATTGAGCCGCTTAATCCAAGAAATGTATCTAGCGAGTATTGGAACGCCACACATGAAAACAGGGCCAAGCTCAACGAAGTCATTGAGAAACTAAATCTTGTGATGGACTACTTAAATCAAGGTGTGCGGAAATGAAAACTATGGGCAAGGTGCAGGCCATGAACTCGCGGATTGAACTTCATGTTTGCGGCCATGTCTTTACTATCCACTTTATTCCAACAAAAGTATTAAGGTATTTTTTAATAAAGAAATGGGTATTTAATGGGAGGGCAAAATGACTGATAAGTGTCACGGAGTAAGAACATCGTGGCCGTGGAAAGGCTATCCGTGTGGAGCTGTGGGAAATTATGAAGTCGATGGGCTTACTTATTGCGCTAATCATGCCGCACTTGCCCAAAAAGAATGTGGTAAAATCACTAAAAAGAAGAAAATTAAAGCAAAAGAACAAGCGCCCCGGATCGTATTGCCCCGGCTGGCTGCCGGATGGGTTGAAGAGGGAGGATAGGGAACTTGATGCAATTGAAAATGAAGATGAAGAAAATAAAGAAGGAAAAATTACATCTGTCTCCATTGGGCAACTCACCCTTACATTTGAATGAATGTAAGGATTGTAAATTCAAAGAAGGTACAGATTCAGACCGGACTAAATGGGTTTGCAATCATGTCAATGCCTACAATTTTGATGTAATGAAAAGCAATCTTTGTATTGATGAAAGAAATTATGGTGACTGTGGGTTTTTCGCAGAGAATTTTACAAATCAAAGTGAGTGTTGAATAATGGAATGGGATGAGAAAGAAAAACAATTGCAAGATAAAAAATTGTAAACATTATAAGACATGTAATCAAAAAAAAGATCCTTTCAAAGATAATATCTTATGTAGAGGGTATTTACATTATGTTCAGCAGGACATAATAAGAGAGAAGGGAACTCAATTTGAAATACCAATTTCTCATGTTATTGAAAGTATATTGGTTGATGATGAGGAAAGGAAGATGATGTATGATACAAACAAATCTAAAAAGGAACTTATAATTCAGATGTATTTCTTTGATGGTGATACAAATGTAAAAAATATTTCTGAGAAATTATATTGCTCGGAACAATATGTTTATTCAGAAATAAGGAAGTGTAAGATGATGCTTCTGAAATCAGCAAAAAAATTAAACAAACCTAAAAAATCTTCAATTAAAAACAAATCCTAACTATTCAAAATTATTAGTAAAAATATAGAAATCTCCTTTATATATCATAAAAAGCAGTTTAATTATATATATATGAAGGGATTTATTATCAATGGTAGCAATAAATAAAAGAAGAAAAATGCTCACAATGGCAGAATCCAAGATTGAAAGAGCAAAGGAAAGAGCCAAAGCAAAAAAAGAAAAAGAAAAGAAACCACAAGGAAGACCGACATTATATACAGATATGATAGCAAAACATATTTGTAATGAAATAATGAAAGGAAGGAGTCTTAAAAAAATATGTACACAAGATAAAAATATGCCATCAGAACCAACCGTATATAGTTGGCTACAGAGAGGAAACAAAAATTTTAATGAAATGTTTTTTAATAATTACAGAGAAGCCAAAGATATTCAGGCAGAGAGATTTGTTGAAGAGATTGTTGATATATCAGACGACGGAGAAAATGATACTTATTCAAAACTGAATCCAAAGACTGGCAAGTATGAAGAAGTTGTTGATTATGACCATATCAGAAGAAGTGAACTGAGAATTAAAGCAAGAATGTGGACAGCAGCAAGAATATTACCAAAGAAATATGGGGACAAGAGTATGATGGAATTGTCAGGACCAGATGGTAAATCACTTGCTCCAGAAAAAATTATTATTGATTTTGGAAATGGTGAGCAAGCAGAGTTAGAGGACGAATGACAGATGACGATGCAAAAACAAATAATTATAGGGAGGAATGGCAATCAATATTTGTCGTTCAATAAAAGAATATGATAAGAGTTAAAATCCCTCCTATATTCAAAGATCTTGCTTCATTCGACAGTAGATATTATGTTTTTTTCGGTGGCAGAGGCGGAGGAAAGAGTTGGGCAGTTGCAAGATTTTTGGTGACAGTAGCCGCAAAGATGAAATTAAGAATATTGTGTACAAGAGAATTTCAATCAACAATAGGGGATTCAGTTTATAAATTACTTTTAGACCAGATTGAGCTCCTGGGCTTGTCCAAATACTATGACATATCAAAAACAACAATAACAAGCAAATGTGGTAGCGAATTCATATTCAAAGGACTACAAAGGAATATTGTAGAAATAAAATCCCTTGAAGGAATTGATATATGCTGGGTAGAAGAAGCACAGTCAACCAGTGAGGTCTCCTGGTCAATTTTAATTCCCACCATTCGAAAAGAGGATAGCAGCATCATTGTCACATTTAATACAGGTGAAGTAAAAGATCCGACATACAAAAGATTCGTTTTGAGTCCGCCTGACAATTGTATAACTAAAAAAGTCACATACAGAGACAATCCTTATTTTCCAGAAACATTGGAAAAGGAAAGATTGTATTTGCAAAGAGTGGATCCAGATGCTTACATGCATATATGGGAAGGCGAACCTCATTCAATTTCTAATGCTGTCGTTTTCAAGGGTAAATTTAAAATTGATACATTTGAGGCTCCAGAAGGAACAAGATTTTTTCATGGCTCTGATTGGGGCTTTAGTAATGATCCGACAACCTGTGTAAGATGTTTTATTAAAGACAAAAAATTGTATATCGATTATGAAGCATATGGCATTGGGGTTGAGCTTGACGAAATTCCTTCCCTTTTCAAAAACTCAATACCGACTGCTGACAGATGGTTGATTAAAGCTGATAACAGCAGACCGGAAACAATTTCTTATTTACGAAAAAAACACGGATTGAGAGTTGATCCGGCAAAGAAATGGAAGAACTCAGTAGAAGATGGAATTGCTTACATGAGAAAATTCGAAGAGATTGTTATCCATCCCAGGTGCAAGCATACCATAGAAGAATTCAAAACCTATTCTTATAAAACTGATACAAAGACAGGTGATGTGTTGCCGATTCTTGTTGACAAGAGTAATCATTGTATTGATGCAGTTAGGTATGCTTTGGATGGATATATCCAAGGCGGACCATCTTTTTCAGAATTTGTTTTTGGTTATGATAATGCGGTGAATCAATGAAACAGAAAAGACGAAACTATGAGAAAATCAAAAACGATTTTAATTTAAATGGACAAGAAAAAAGAAGATGTACATGGATAGAAAAAGGCAAGCGGTGTAAGAATACAGTTGCCGGATATTATTTCTGTAGAAAACATTTTGCTTTGGCAACAAAACTTGAAAGCTGTAGTGCAGGTGAAAGTGACTATAGAACAATATTAAGATATTGATGAAGAGAAATAAATTTGAGGAGCCATAAACATGTTAAGCAATGAAGTTAAAATAGTCAGAGGAATGGTAAGAAATAAATTTACTTCTGATGAAGGATCTAATGATTCCAGAAAAACAAAGGACAATCGTTTATGGGATCTTACAACTGAAATTTATAGAGTGAACTCACAATATAAACAAGCTGTGGAAAAGGGTGATAAATCTAAGGCTCTTGAATTAGCATGGAAACAGGAGGAGTTGGTAGAAGAATACCGTGCAGAGAAAAAAAGAATGGAAAAAGAAAAATCTAATGATTCAAGTGGAGGCAGAAAAATAAAAGATGAGGATTACCAAAGATCAAACTCTTCACCTTATGACATAAGGAATATCGAAAAGGAAGCGGAAGAAAACGATAATTTTAGGAAGGTGCTATATACCGGCAAAAATTTACAGCTGGTGGTTATGTCACTTCAGCCAGGTGAAGATATTGGAATGGAAGTGCATAGTGATGTTGACCAATTCTTTAGAGTTGAAGAAGGAGAAGGTGAAGTCATCATAAATAAAAACGGAACCAAAAGAATTTCAGCAGGTAGCAGTATTGTTATTAAAGCCGGCACAGAACACAATATAATCAATACATCAAACGAAATTCCTTTGAAGCTTTATACCATTTATGCTCCTCCAAATCATCCTCCAGACAGATTACAGGAGACAAAAGAAGAAGCAATAGCAGAAAAGAATGAAATAGTTGATAAGAGAGCAAGTATCAAAGATGCTGCATTGACTGCTTTGCGAAAGCTTAAAAATTTCTTCAATGATGCAGAGTTTAGAGAAGAGGACCATCCAAGAGCAGAGTCAGGAAAGAATGCCGGACAATTTATAAAGAAGGGAACTGGAGGCGGTGCTAGCTCCGGTACTAAATTGAATAAAAAAGAGAAATCAAAATCCTCTATTGAAACCAAAGAAAACAAAAAGACCAAAAAGACTGCAAATTTTGTTGAAACTGTAAGAGGTGACGATGGTAAATTAAAATTAGCAAATGGAAAACCTTTACCAGAGCATATTGCTCATATTGCTATTCCACCTGCTTGGAAAAATGTAATTATAAATCCAGATCCAAAAGGAGATTTGTTGGTGGTGGGCATTGATAAAAAAGGAAAAGCACAACCTAAATATAGTAAAGAACATGAAGAAAAAGCCTTACAAGAACAGGAGAAAATGATTAAAAGACTTGATAAGAATTTTCAAAATATAATGCAACAATTAAAGAAAGATTTTGGTGGTGAAAATGATAATACAATTCTTACAAAGTTGATAATAAATACTGGGGCAAGAATCGATAGTCAAAAAGAAGATATGATTCTTGGTGAGGTGAAAACGTATGGGGCTTCTTCAATTGAAGCGAGACATATTATAAAAACCAATGAGGGAGTATTGCTTGACTTTATCGGTAAAAAAGGGAAAAAAAATATTTATATGATAACTGATAATGATGTAGCCAAAATACTTTTGGAAAGGAAGAAAAATAGTAAACCAAACGAAAAAATATTTAACATCAAATATAAAGAATTTTTGAATTATGTAAAAGGTCTTGGTGAAGGTGGGTTTACTCCACACGATTTTAGAACAAAACTTGCTACCGATCTTGCTAAAGAACAAATTAAAAATTCTTCGATTCCTACAAATAAAAAAGAATATAAGAAAGAAGTGAAACGAATAGGAACAATTGTTGGTGAGAGACTTAATGATACTCATGGGCAAGTATTAAAATCTTATATTATGCCCTCTGTATGGGAAGATTGGAAAAGAAAAGCAGCAGTACAATAAGGAGGAATACAATGGCTGTAGATTTTGAAGAAATTGAAAGAAAATTAGAAGAACAGGAAAACACTTATGAAGATGATCCTGATGAGCTTCCGGCCACTGAAGCTTTGATTGAAGCACTCGGATTCAATCCTGATGAATTGGATGAAGACGATGAAGATGATGAAAAACCAAAAGACAAACAGACAGTTAAAGATGCGGCTTTAACTGCATTGAGTAAATTGAGAAAATTAAAACGGAAATAAATGTGCTAGTACAAGATTTGAATATACAGAATGGAATGGTAACCAAAAAAGGAGAAATAGCTGAAAGATTTTCTTATCAAGGCTTGCCTATTGCCATTGAAAATCCAGAAGGAAGTGTAAGGAGATGGAAGAACAATGCAGGAGAAACAGGCAAAACAACAATTTATTACAAGTATGGATATTTAGAATATACCAAGAGTCCTTTTGATGGAGAAGAAATAGATTGTTTTGTAGGAAAGAATCCTTATGCTAGTAATGTTTACATAATTAAACTTGGTATAGATGATAAGGAGGAAAAAGTGTTTCTTGGATTTTCTTCTAAAGAAGAAGCGCGAGATGCTTTTCTTGCACATTATAACACACAAAAAGCATTTGGAGACATAATTGAACTTCCCATGTACTTATTCAAAGACATGATTGAATTTGGTGAATAATTGTGACAGAAATACAAAAAAGAAACAAAATAATAAAAAAGAGGAAAACTCAAACCATTACATCAGACTCCTTTACCAATTTTATTCATAAGTTAGGAAAAGGAACAGGCAATCAGCTTGATGATGCAAAATATTCTTTGTCTAATTTACTATCAAGAGATAGAACAGCATTAGAAGCTGCATATCGTGGCTCTTGGTTGATTGGACAGGCTGTTGATGTGATTGCCGAGGATATGACGAAAGTCGGTATTGATATGGTATCAAAAATGCCACCTGATGCTATTAAGAAATTGCAAGTGGCATTGACTGATTTTGCTGTTTGGGAATCACTTTGTAATGTAATTAAATGGTCACGGTTATATGGCGGAGCAATAGGAGTCATCCTTATTGATGGAGCAAAATATGACCAACCATTGGATTTGGAAAAAGTAGGGAGAGGAACATTTAAAGGGATTCTTGTCCTTGATAGGTGGATGTGTGAGCCTTTGTTGCAAGAGTTAATAACTGATTGGGACAAGGATTTTGGAAAACCAAAATATTATAGAATGCATTCATCAGTTAGTAATGTCCAATTTCCAAATGCAAAAATTCATCATACAAGAGTGATGAGATTTGACGGAGTTACATTACCATTTCACCAAAAGTACATGGAAAATTATTGGGGTTTGTCAGTAGTTGAAAGAATATATGATAGATTATTATCTTATGACTCCGCTACTCTCGGTGCAGCCCAGTTAATGTATAAAGCGTATTTAAGAATTGTAATGATTGATGGGTTAAGGGAAAAGCTGGCTCTTGGTGGTTCAGAAGAAGCAGCCATTCTTGCGCAATTTAATTTGATTCGTCAGATGCAAGGTATTGAGGGAATTACTTTGCTTGATAAGAATGATGCTTTCCAAACTCAACAATATTCATTTGGTGGGGTCGCTGATATTCTCAGAGAATTTGGTCAGCAGATATCTGGTGCCACTGGCATTCCTTTGGTTAGGTTGTTTGGTCAGTCGCCTGCTGGATTTTCTACAGGAGATGCTGATTTGAGAAATTATTATGACAATATTTTAAGGGAGCAAGAAAATAAATTAAGACCTCATTTAACGAAATTATTGGAAGTAATTTCATTATCAATATTAGGCCAAAGATTGCCAGAAGATTTTGAATATAATTTTATTTCATTGTGGCAGATGACAGATAAAGAGAAATCTGAAATAGCAAATAGTGATATGTCAATGGTTCAATCGGGATTTAGTACAGGATTGATATCAAAAGAAATGGCTTTGAGAGAATTACAACGTACATCAAGAGTGACAGGAAGATTTACGAACATAACTGATGAAGATTTAGAAAAAGCAAAAGAGGAAGATGAAAATCAACCTCCTCCAGGATTGGTTGGTCAACCTCCTCCAGGAATAGCTCCTGACAATCCACTTGGTGCAGGTGAAGAGTTATCAGGAGAAGAGTCATTGGGTAAAGAGAATGTTTTAGAAAACCAAGAACCACCAGAGGAACAGGATTCGGTAGAACCGGTTGCTTCAAAGGAAAAAGAATTTAACTCGCCTTCAATCAATTTACCTATTAAAATGCCGGTTAAATCGCTAGAAGAATATTCAAAGCCTATTATGAAAAATATATCTGAAAAGTGGAAAAAGGTATTACAGAATATTGGAAAAACATTTAAAAGAAATACAGCATGGAATTAAAAATATAAAAAAGTAAATTGCTATGGCTAAAAGAAATACAAACCGAATTATAAATTATACTCTCAACAAAAGGATTGAGCAGAAATATGGTAATGATTTATTCAACGTTAGCTCGGAAGTTGATAATATAGTAAGGTCATTTACACAAAAACTTGATACTTCAAAACAGATTCAAATTGAAGATGTTTCTGACCTTATTGATGCTTTGAAAAATTATTCGGAAAGAATATCAGGCTGGGCAGAAGAAACAGCTGGAAGAATGGTATATAGTTTAGGCAGTCAAGATTTACAACAATGGGAAAGTCACTCAAAAGATATGTCTGATTTGTTGAAAAAAGAATTAAGAAGAACTGATACAAGTGCAATATTAAGGCAACATCTTGCCGACAATGTTCATTTGATTAAATCTCTCCCTCTTAGTGCGGCTCAAAGAGTGCATGACATGGTTTATCGTGGGCTAACTAGTGGCAGAAGACCTGCATCAATAGCCAAAGAGATAATGAAGACAGGAAATGTCACCAAGTCAAGAGCAATGTTGATTGCTAGAACAGAAACAGGTAGAGCTACCACAGGGTTGATTAAAGCGAGAGCAGAACAAATAGGACTTAATTGGTTTGTGTGGAGAGTTACTCACGATAAAAGATTAAGAAAAAGCCATAGAATGATGGATGGTGTTTTATGCACATGGGGCGATGCACCAAATCCAGAAGCTTTATTCCCGGAGCCAAAAATAAAAGCTTATGGAAAATATCTTCCAGGCTCTACATTCAATTGCAGGTGTTGGGCTGCACCACTTATTCGTGCAAGTAGTGATGTGAGTTGGCCAGCAAGAGTACATATAAATGGCAGAATAACAAGAATGAATTTAAAGCAATTCTTAGAATTATCTGGCCAAGAATTTTATAAAAAGGCTGCATGATGGAGATTAAAAAACACAGAACTTTTTCTGCACAAGCCAGAAGAAACATTTCTATAGGTCATGGTGGTACAGGAATTCTTAAAGAAGAATTGATGGAAAAACTATGTCAGTGTGGGTGTGGTAATAATACTAAACCAGGAAATAGATTTATTATCGGACACAATATAAGAGGAAGAGTTCAATCTGACGAGGAGAAAATAAAAAGATCGTTGTCTTTATCTAAATCTTGGGAAACTGATTTTGAAAGAAAAAGAAAAAGTTCTGAAAGATTTTCAGGAGATAGAAATCCATCTAAAAACCCGGAGATAGTAGCCAAAATAGTGAAAAAGAATAAGGGCAGGAAACAACCAAGAGAAACTGTAGAAAAAATGAGAAATTATTTAATTAAACTTTACGAAGAGCATCCTGAGAAAAAAAAGAAAATTTCAGAAAAGATGAAAAAATTATGGCAACAAAAAGAGTTTCAAGAAAAAGTATCTAGAGCAATGAAATCTGTATATAAAAATCTAGAAGTGAGAAATAAAATAAGAGAGGCGAACAAACGACTTTGGCAAACAGAGGATTATATAAAAAACATTCTGGAGAGAACAATCCTAATTGGCAAGGGGGCATTTCTGGAGTTCCTTTGTATGATATTAATAACTGGAATGCTAAACTAAAGAAGGAAATTCGTTATAGGGATGGGCACATTTGCCAAGTTTGTTTAACTCCAGAGAATAATTTAAAACGTAAGTTAGATGTACATCATATAGATTATGACAAGAAAAATTGTAATGAAGATAATTTAATTTCATTATGTCATTCTTGTCATCAGAAAACAAACACAAATAGAGAACAATGGCAATCAGTATTTGCTAGTCAATAATATATAAATAGGAGGATAAAATGTACTTACACGATATCAAAGACATAAAGAATGGGAGAATAATTACAAGAGATGATGAAAAAACAGATTATAAAGGATTTAAAATATCTAAATCTGTAACAGGATTAAAGGCTGAATTGAGGAGACAAGGTTTAGTGGAAGGAAACTTTTTTAAAACTGTTGATTCTGTTCAAGATCAAATACAAGAGCTTGAAGAAAAAAGAGATCAAGCAAGAGCAATGGGGTATGCCGGAGATCAATATCAGGAAGAGATTGATAAGTTGCAGAAAGATACAGATTATGACACCAAAGACGAAGAAACTTTTTATGTCACAGCAGGAAATAATAGTACAGATTTAGGCAAGGTGGGCACAGCCTCGACAATAGAACAAGCAAGACGAATAGGTAAATCAGCAGTACAAAGAAGTTTGCCATATGGAGAGGGATTTTATATGGTAAAAAGACAAGATGGGTTGGTTGTAGCTAGCGGAGAAAACTCAATTAGAACTGGGTTTAAGTGGATCCAAAAAGATTCAGAAACAAAAGATGTCTTATCTGATTTTGATAAAAAACAATTGGAAAGAGGAAAATATTTGAAGATTATTTTACCTGCTGGAATGGGAGAACCTTTGTACACTGATAATTTTAGTTCGGCAGCAGCAATAGCTAAAGAATATGGTAAGGGCACTCAGGTAGTAAATTTGAAAAATGAAACAAAAGATGTAGGCATGCAAGGGGCTTGTGGAGGACAGAGAAAATTTGATGGTTCTGGAATGGGAATTGGGAATTTTAGAAATGGAAAAGATATTTTTACTCAAGATCCTCTTACTGAAAAAGGTAAAGAGATAATGGGTGCGATGAAAGAACAATATGGTAGTAAGAAAGGAGGGCAGGTATTTTATACGTCCAAGAACAAAGGAACAATAAGTGGGGTTGATGCAAAAGACAAGAAAGCCAAAGATGGAGCTCTTGAATTGCTGTTAATTAAATATGATGTGCCACAGGATAAGGCATCTGATATAGCTAACAAAATTAGAATGTCTAGTTCTCAAGATGGTTTAACCAAATTTAGATTAAATCAACTTCTTTCAGAAGTAATTGAAGATTCTTGGAACAGAAGTATAGTTTTGAATAGTATTTGGAATAATCCTTCTTTAGATTCCAAACATAGGAGATGAAATAAGTAGGTAATAACAAATAAGGGAGAATCATAATGGATGATTTGATAAACTTAGATGAGAAACTTGAAAACGCAGATTGGTTGAAATCCACTTGGGATTTGCCTCCAATCGGTAGTGATGAGTTTAAGGAATATTTAAAACAAACCAACCAAACAATGGAGGACATGAAACATCTTCCCGTTTATAAAAATTTACAAAGGAAAAATGCGAGAGATGCTTGGATGTTAAAAGTGTTTGGAAAGAAAAAGAAGAAGTGAGAGGTTCTAATGCTTGTATATAAACACATAAATGAATTTAAAAATATTCTTTCAATATGTTTATTGAATAAACATAACACTATTGATGGTAATGAAAATAGAGCGCCAGAAGGTGGTGTTACATTGAAAGGAAAGTTTTTTCAAGGTGGACAATTTATTCCAGCAGAAGGTGGGTATGCAGTAGAATATGAAAAAATAAAGAAGAAAGCTCAGCAAGAACAGAAAGAATCTAAAAGTGAAACTTCTCAATCTAGTGAAACTTCTCAATCTAGTGAAACTTCTCAATCTTTGGGGAGTAAGGAACGCAATAGAGAAAAAAATAACATTTCAAGAGTAAATAAAATTAAAAAAGAATTTACAAGATTGCCTGCAAGTGAAATCAAAAACAGTGTTGTGACTAATTTGTCAAAGAAAATGAACATGGATTATGAAGTGGTAAATAATTTAGTACATAATTGGGCAGAAACATCTGGCAATAATCACCCTCATTCATTAGGATTGCAGTATGTAGCAAAGGATATTTTTGGAGTTGGTAAAACGCTTCATTTTAGGAAAATTAAAATAATTAAAGGGGAAGAAAAAGAAAGATTCATACAGACGATTTATGGAGAAACGCAAAATTGGTTTAAAGAACAAGGATTTAATCCTGATGATAAAATTTTGTTGTATAGAGGAGTGAAAAATAAAATACAAAGTGGGGAATATGCTTTACAGCCTTTGTCTTCATTTTCGTTTGATAAAGATGTAGCTGTCCTCTTTTCAAAAGAAGGAACCAATGGAACAGTTTTTTTATGTGAAGTACCTGTTAAAAATATATTTTCTACACCTTTAACCGGAATCGGTTGTGCCAACGAATCTGAAGCTGTTGTAATAGGAGCTCCTATCGATGTCCATGTTTTAGAATCTGTGATAATAAAAACCAAACAAGATTATAAGAATGTCGGGAAATATGATGATATTTACATATATAACAATTTAACATCATTAGAAGGAGCTCCAAAAGAAGTTGGTGGAAATTTTGATTGTGGTAATAATGAAAGTCTAACATCATTAGAAGGAGCACCAGAAAAAGTTGGTGGAAATTTTTATTGCAGACATAATAAAAATCTAACATCATTAGAAGGAGCTCCAAAAGAAGTTGGTGGAAATTTTTATTGCAGACATAATAAAAATCTAACATCATTAGAAGGAGCTCCAAAAGAAGTTGGTGGAAATTTTGATTGTGGTAATAATGAAAGTCTAACATCATTAG